TAATTACAATATAAGTTTTGATGAGGACGATCCGAGAACGTTTGAAGAGGGCTGTGAATTATTAAAAAGACATACAAAAGCATTGGACAGAATCGGCAAGGCGCTTGGCCGTGGTAGTATAAATCGTATGGTTATGTATGATTATGTTAAGGAAAGTGAAATAGAATTATAAGTAAGGGTGATTGAAATGCGAATTGAAAATATAAACATTTCAGAAATTAAGCCATATATAAGGCAATAGAATGGCAAAGAACAATCCCAAAATAGATCAAAACGATCCACAGGCTAAGATAATAATAGACTGGGAAGAGTTTGAGAAATTATGCTCCCTACAGGCTACCGAGGAAGAGATTGCTGAATGGTTTGGGTGTGATACGTTGACATTAAGACGTAAAATAAAAGGTAAGTATAAAGTAACATTTGAACAGGTCTTTAAAAAGAAGTCTGCTAAGGGTAAAATATCATTGAGAAGATTACAATTTCAGAACGCATCTGGTATAAAGAAAGATGGTAAATTTTTAAAACTACCAAGTGATACAATGCAGATATGGTTAGGTAAACAGCACCTGGGCCAAAAGGATAGAAGAGAGCTTTCAAATGACCCGGAAGCACCATTTAATTTTTTAGCTTTAGTTGAAGCATCTCAACAATGTAATACCAAAGAAGATTTTGACAAGATGCATGGTAAAGACAAAAAAGAAACGGAGGAGTAAGATGAAAAGATCAGATTTGAAAACGGGTGACAAGTTTAAAGTGGCACAGAATGGTCGCGTTAAGTTATATAGTGTATTACTAGGCACAAGGAATGGAGATATAGTTTGTACTGAGGCTGGTCTTTGGGGTGAGCTTGAAGATTTACCAAAGAGATCACCATTAATTGTAAAATTGATGGATGGGGTGATACATGTATAAAGCAAGTCTATATATGTTTAAGGCCTCCGGGATTTATGACTGCTAATTTTGATAATCCCCGTTATTACAAGCCCGCCTTAACAGTGCGGAATAGGAGAACAGTGGAAAAGACAGAGTATGAAGAGTTTAAACAGTTTAGTAGTTTATTAAAGGATTTTGGTGATTTTGCTGATGGTTGTCCTATTTCTGGGTTTGGAGTAATTTATAGAGATAAAATGCTTGCGGAATTGCTTAAGGTAAATGTTACAATATTAACATTACTATCAAAGTTGGTATATAAGGGAGATGGTCAACCAAAATAAACAACAGGAGAAAAAAAGATGAAAAAAGTAGTTGAATACAAATTCGGATTAGACGAAATGGTTGCAACTGATTTACGTGGGCCTGGTAGAATAAGTATGTTAGGGTTTGATGATTCTGGTGTGGTGTACTTTGTTAAAACGAAAGATGGTGGCACATGGTTTAAGGAGAAATTCTTAACTGCCAGATAGTGGAAAGCAATAACAGAATGTAATTAAATCGGCTGGATATGTAAGGGAGTGAAGATGGGACAGTTTGAAAAGACAGTACTAGAGCTAAGCGAAAAAGCTTTTAGGGGTGGAGCGGTAGCCATTACGAATAAAGAAATTGAAACGCCATTTATTCATAGCTCCACATCTAAAGAAATTGAAAACATAATTAAATCAATGGGAGAGATATACAAAAAAGATTTAGCTGTTTATTATTTAGAGGAAAGCAATAGATGAAAAAAACCTTAAACATAGTTGGAGAGAAAAATGGAAATAGGAATTATAATAAGGATTATATTAAATGTAATGGTTATTTTTATGTGTGCGTTTAATATAATGAGAGAGGCGGGCAAAAAAAATGTTCCCGCAGTGGCGGGGTTTTTATTGGCATTGTTATATTCTATGGCATATGTTATAGAGATTGCTCAATGATGAGTTTTGCCAAAAATGTTTATGGCATCAGTTTAAGTTCTGTTCATTTGGGAATATTGTCAAGGGTACGGTTAGGCGGTTTGGTTATGAAGAGTGTTACGAGAGGTAGTTTAAACAAAGCCGTTATAAGTCAAAAAATGTGGTTACCGATTCTAGGAAAAGATAAATGCAAAAAAAAACCTTAAACATCGGAGCAGGTACAAGAACATACAAACACTACCCTACAAAAGAGTATGATTGTATTAATATTGACGAGCGTGACCTGCCCGGAATTGATTACATTGTAGACGCGTGGGATTTAACAAGTAGCATCTTTAAGCCTAAATGGCATAACAGTTTTGTTACCGACGAATTTGATTATATTTTAGCGTCTGGTATTATCGAACATTTCCCTATTGCACAAACTGAAAATGTTTTAACGAAATGGATGAGAGTATTAAAGCCCGGCGGGATCATAGAATTTAAGTTACCTAATTTACGAGCTATTGCTGATTCTATAAGGAATGGTAGTGATTCAAAGAAAAAATCATGCCTGCTTTATGGTAACCAGGACTATCCGGGGAACTTTCATTATGTCTGCTTTGACAGGAAATTCTTTAACGAAGAAATTAATAAGGTGGGATTAACAGAAATCGAATATTGTGAAGAGGGTTTTAATATGATTATAATAGCGAGGAAGAAATAGGAGAAAAGAGATGAAAAGAATATTAATTTTTATCGGCTTGAAAGTGGGTGAGATTATCGGAGCAGGCGTGGCGTTGTTTCTGGTTAACTGGCCTGGTGTTCGGTTGTTAGTTCATATACGTGATGTAAGCGGGTTTAATTGGTTTGAAATTAATTTTGTCGGGACGATAATAGGGTGTTTATTGTTGCTTGGGTGTTTGGCTCTATTGTTTTTGTTTTATGTTATATTTATAGATGGGATACCCACATGGATAAAAGCAAACTGGAGAAAAGCCGGAGAAATTTCAGGGAGGAAAAGAACATGAGATATTTTACCTTTACAGCAATGACGGAACATGGTGGACAGTGTACCATGGATTTAAAATCTGAAACTTTTCCTAATAGGGAGAGATTATTTAAAAAGGTACAATCGTATGCGGGTGATATTCCTACAAATTACATCCACCTCGTATTTGCCCTTGAATTTAAATCAAAAGAAGATTACGACAATTTCACCAGGGAAGAGGACGAATAATGATTGAATGTATCTCAATAGAAGAAATTGATTATGACAACAACCTTTTGGACATATTGGAAATATTAAATAAAATGTTAAAAAATGAGAGTCTTGAATTTATTGCAGAAGGTGGGGAACGTGACGGATTTGAGATTGTTCAGCTTATAAAAATATAAAAAGAAACGATATAAAAGGGGAGGTAATTATTTGAGGAAAACATTCTTTGACCTGGGAAGAAGTAAAGGCTATAAAATATTTAACAAGCGATTGGAACCGGCTGGCCCGTGATGGGTTTGGTGTAGAGCTAACAACTGAGAAACAGGAAATATTACATCTTATTCAGCACAATAGAAAAATCAGTCTAAGATCCGGCCATGCCTGGGGTAAGGATTACATGGCCGCACTTTCCGCCAATTGTTATTTGTATTCTCATTATCCCGCTATCGTAATTTGTACAGCTCCCACCCATAGACAAGCCATAAGCATAAACATGGCCGAAATTTCATCAATACATCGTAATTCCAAAATACCGCTTACAGGTGAAGTCCTCACCAATATAATTAAATTCCCGTATAAGGGAAACAAAAACAAACCAGATACCAAGCATTATTTAATGGCATTTAAGGCCGGTGATAAAAGTATTGAGTCATGGACAGGGTTTCATTCACCTAATTTGTTTTTAATAATGACAGAGGCCAGCGGTATAGAGGATGCTGTTGATGAAGCAACCGAGGGGATATTAACGGGCGTCGATCCAAAGAAATTAATATTGTTCAATCCAAATAACAATTCAGGTTTTGCATATAAGTCCGTAGCGAGTAAGTTTTATGTATCACGGAAATTGTCTTGTTTAGATGCGGCAAACGTAGTCAATAAGAACAATGATATTCCCGGCCAGGTAGATTATCCGTGGGTAAAAGAACATGTAGAAATGTGGTGTAGGCAAATAGAAAAAGACGAAGTATCAGAGGCTAAATGCGATTTTG